GCTATTTGTTTAAGACCATTTTGATAGGCATCGTCGGTAATCTCGCCGGCATCAATTCCGTTTTGTTTTAGTTTTAAATCGATAATGTTGTCTGCGTTTAAAACATAACCTTCCACATCGGTTGTCGAGGGTTTTGTATCGGAATTGATCGCCCTTTTCGGGATAAGTGCCAAGGCATCAGAACTCAGACAATAGCTCATTATTTTTTATCCTTGTCCTTTCTTTTATCCTTGTCATCCCCGTCTTTATCAGGCTCTATAACTTCGTTGACAACCCGGGACACTGACTTCATGATTATCTTACCCTCGCCCTTCTTTTCCAGTTTGTCAGCGATACTCTCCCGGTATTCCGTCTCGAACCCGTTTTTATACCTAAAGGATACACGTTTCTCAGCCATTTCTTGAACCTCCGAATTAGAATTAAAATAAAGCGGGGATCACTCCCCGCCTTTTGTTAATTGACCGTCTTTACAGCCATCTCATAATAGCCGTAGCCAGCGTCACCCCTCGTTTCAGCGGAGTAAAGATACTTTTTCCGCATGAATGCGTTATCGTCCGTATCCTTATCCTGGGCTACAAGTTTCGGCGCCTTCCTCTCCTGATAGATGAAAGGCTTTAGCGGATATCCAGAAGCCACATAATACCAATCATCTGCATCTGAAAGCCGTGCGTCTGATATGATATTCTTTATGTGACTGGACCAGAAGTTCTTCACTCCCGCTGCGCTCGCAGTAATGAACGTGGTACTCTCCATGATCTTTACGAACGTGATCTCAAGAGCTGGCGGACAGATGATCGTATCCGGTTCAAATTCAAGCGCATCACCCCAATCATCCACGAACGCCATCATGGCCGCACGAGCCGCAGCGAGATCCACAAGGATCTGCGCCTCTGTGGTCCCGGTGCCGGCAAGCAGGTTATCGTTGGTTGCCCTGTTCGAGAAAAAAGCCGCCGCATCATAAGCCAGGTTAGTTGTTCCGTTAACAACAAGGTCCGACACCAACTTATTCGGAAATACCTTTGCCCTGAAGGCGAGGTCTTGAACCCTGGGTTTGATAATGCCAGCCTGATCATCTTCGAGCTCATTGCGATCGATAGCTATCGTTGCCTCCCAATCTTTGTTGGTGATCGTATAGCTGTAATCCTTCATGTATTTCACTTTCTTTTCACCGAGCCACTCTCTCAGCTGCGGAACAGCCCCAAGCCAGCCATAAGTCTCGCTGGCCGCATTCGACGGAACCCGGGTAATAACCGGTTCATATTTCGGCATCGGTGCTTCGTGAAAAGACTTGTTGAATTGCGTTTTCAACGCTTTTGTTAATGCAATTGTATCGATAATCATTTTTTATTTCCTCCTCAGTACAAGCTCTTAACTCAGAGCTTTTATTCTGAAATCGATCCAGACGTAGCCGGTTTCAAATCCTACACAGAGACCGGCAGGTCCCACATTCGATGCTGAATCTGCGAGCGTATCATCGTAAGTAGCATAAAAAAACGCCCCGACATCGGTCTGTGCTGCCCCCGAATGCGGCAGCTTGATAATGCCGATTTCTATTTCGCAGTTTTCAGCATGGCTTCCCGCGGCAACTACCTGCTTTTTTAATACTCCAAGAGGAACCTCATTTGCCACATCAGCAGCAACCTTTATGTATCCGTCAGTACCGATGTTCATGATGCCTCCCCTGTAGAGAGTATCCGCAGCGCCCGCAAGAATGGAGATCACTTCCGTGTCTCCCATTGTTTCATACTCGTAATCAGCTGTTAAAGCCATATTGTTCTACCTCCTGTTATTTAACTCAATGCCTTGCGTCGAAAATCGATGAACAGAATATCTGCGTCCCCCTGGTTGGGAGCCACACTATCGAATCCTACACAAAGCCCGGCGGGCATGTCTGCGGTAGATTTACCCGTCGAATAAACGACCCCATCATCAGCGATTGCAAAAAAGATTTCACCGATGTCCGATTGAACCGCGCGTGCGATATAAGTCTCAACCAGTGTTGCAGTTGCATCAAGCAAGGTTGCCGATTTTGACGGAGCCTGTGAATATCCCTGCGTTGCGCTCGTGATCGCAAGCGCCGTATCGGTATCCGTCGATGTAAAAATTCCGCTCAGTGCATCAATAGCGACCTCGGCTGCCGCCGCAATATTGGCTTCCGTAGTATCAGTCGTGATATCAACTTCAACGAGCGTTAATCCTCCATCATCAGGTTCATTTCCACCGGAAGCGACATCAAACCAGACCCGATATCCATCCGTGCCGTTATAGATGTCAAAATATTCACCGTCGAGATCAGCATTGTTTGTACCGCCATCGACAAAAGTAACAGTCGTCACCTGCTGAGTCCGTTTCGGAACCCCGATTATTCCCCGCTCGACTTCGACATCAAGGTGGGTTCCATCTTCGACAACCTGCTTTACACAAACACCGAACGGAATCACGCTTGCTGCATCCGAAGGAACCTCCATATATCCGTCAGCATCAATGTTGAGAATAGCCCCCTGATAAAGGGTGTCCGCATCTCCGCCCTTCATGTGGATCCGTTCGGTATTGCCCATGGTCTTATAATTTTTGTCAGCTGTTAAAGCCATGATTTTTTACCTCCAGTTTATTTTTAATCTTCACCGAACTTTTTATGATCCTCTTCAGTGAGTCCTAAATCACCGAGAGCCTCTTTGTCCTCGTCCCTGAGCTCAGATTCTTTGTTTACGTTCGGGTTGCCATGACCGCCGAGAGTGATAACTTTCGGGAGATTGTCAAGGATATCTTTCGTATTTTCCGGGCTTTCTTTGAACTTCTTGGTCCAGAACTCGATCTTTGCCGGCTCGATTTTCCCATCCTTGACAGCCTGGTCAATTGCATCCTTGGCCTTCATGTCAACGATCTCCGTGTTGAGTTTCTTGTTGTCGTCCTCAACCTCTTTGAGACGGACCTCAAGCTCACTCTTTCCGGACCCCTTGACCTCGGCCTTTTTGACCGCTTCCTCAAGCTCAGTGACTTTCTTTTTGAGGTCCCCAATTTCCGTATCCTTGGCTCCGAGCTCATTCATCTTTTCCTCTTTCTCCTTGAGGATAGTTTCAACCTTCTCGGGCACCTCTTCGTCTTTGACCGTCTCATCAAGTTTGAACAACTCTCTGATTTTTTTTAGCAAATCCATGTTATACTCCTGATAAAATTCATTTAGTTTGATACTTACCGCCAACGACGGTTCTTTTTCTCCCAGGGTTATCTCCGGGAGCATTTTCAAAAACGGTACGTTAGTCAACGCTCCGCCTCTAAATACATTCTTATAGGTCTGTTTCGTTTCCGGATTCGTGTAAGATGAAATCCAGGGCGAAAAATACCTATAACTTAAAGATTTTATTAAACCCATCCCATAATCTGTCCACTCGATTTCTGCATACAGGCCGTCACTCTCCATCAGGAGATTGTTGACCCATCCTGCTGATTGTCCCTCATCATGATCCACATCGATGAAAGGGCGCGTTTCTCCAAGCACCTTGTTTTTAAAGTTTTCCTGGAGTTCTTGCAGGTAAGTCTCAGTGAAATCGAGTTTTCCATATTGCGGGTGAGAAAAGATTCCTTTCGGTATTACTAAATATTTCTTTTTTGTTACTGCGAGTTTTAATGCGGGCTGTAAGATTTCTTCTATATCAGACCAGTGATGCTCAGAAGATTTATTTGAAGCGGCTTCGAATGTACCCTTGTGAGACTGGCAATGTTCCCGTGCCTTCGCTTCATCCCATTTATCCACAGGATACCGGAACGCCTGAGCTTCGCTCCCTCCATCTTGTTTGAATCCGATTATGATATTTGGATCCACTTCGTTGTTCCGTCGAAACCGTATATAATCGTCTGGTGAATGGATCCTGCAACTATGCTCTGTTGGATAAGGCATATCTAATCCCCCGTTTCTCTAAACCATTCATAAACATGGACACACCGGCAAGCATTGCCCCCGAGGATCCCTTGACATTCGGGATTCGGCGCCGGCGGCATTTCAGTAAGTTTGAATGGCTCATCATGTCCTGCGTTATATTGCTGATCAGCTTCAAGGCACACGAAACAAACGTTTCTGTCCATGATAGCCGAGTAAAATCCTCCTTGGATCTGCTCGTCTCTTTCTGCTGTTTTTGCCCTTCCCTCCCTGAATATGTTTTCAACCTTGAAAAACTCATGAGCAAAGACTTTTTCACCCTTGCCGAGGGTTTCATTGTAGATCCGGGCTGCTATCTCCCGGCTCGATAACCCCTGCTCTTTCAAAGCCATATAGAGATCGGCGAGCTGGGTTTTCGTCCGAGAGGTTATTGTTTCCGACCCTACTTTCGATTTAAAGCCGATAAAAGCGAGGATATCTTCCGGCAGGTTTTCAATTTCGTAGAGGACAACCTTTTCTATTCCCTGTTCAATGAACTGGCCTTTTTTCTCTTCAGTCACCGTTTTGGATCCGTAATAAAATGCCTTTTCCATGTAATCAGTTAATGTTTTTTCGTAAAGATCAGAATATCGGGCCGTGATCTTATGGTATTCTTTCCCCTGGTTAACCATCTGATACACGATCGATTTGATCTGTTTGTCCCGGATCTTGATCATTTCCTGCGTGAACGTTTTTTTCATGTCCTCGATGTCGTCTGTCATTTTCCGGACATTAAGGTGCTTTACTTCTGTGGGAAAAAGCTCACGCCAGTATTTACCCTTTTCTGGTTCGCTATATATAAACTCATGCCCGCAAGCAGAATCCTTATATTTATGACCGACTATCATTTCGGTTTCCTGTACTGCTGTCTCCTCTACAACCTCCTCAGCTGGATCCATCCCAAACCGCCCGCGGAAATAGTTGTTGTCAGTTGGTTCGGGTTTAATGAATCCGGATGTCGTTAATCTTTCTACCGATTCAACAATGTCATAAATAGAGGATAGGTCTATGTTTTGACACATTAATTCCGGATATTCATCCTGCTCGCCCCAATTGAGATCGACGAGCTGCTTGACCGCATATTTGTTGAATGTCTCGCAGATATTACCCGTAATCGCATTCAGGCTCATCAAAAAGAGCTCAATGAAACTCTGTCCCAGGGCGCGGTTACCGGATTTACTCGTTCCGAGATCTAAAAATTGTGCCAGTATAGATTTGCTCATGGCCTCATCGTGATAATTAATACTTGATAAAACATTCGTTGCTTTCCCCACATCAAGCATTGATATTTCTTCCATGCCAGGCGGTAGGATCAAATATCCGTGTTCATGTGATCTGATTCGCGGTAAGTATTTTTCTAATATTGCAACATCGCTATCTTTGTAGCCTGTTTTGAGCTTTGCGGTCGGGGTTCCTACGCCGAACCGATCATGTTTGATTGCATCAATCCTTAGCAGAATATCTTTGATCTTGAAGTTTCCGTATGCGTTCCGGAGTATTGAAGTTCCGTACCAGTCGCCCTCTCTCTCATTTGCAAAAACCAGTAAATAATCAACCGGCACCTTTGGCTCCGAGGCATTAGCATTTAACGCCTCATCTTCAGGAACGTTTTGTATTAAATGTTTTAACCCTCCGTCTGACTCCGTTTTTATTTCTTTCGTATTCAGCTGCGGAAGATACTGCAGTTTACTCCATTTCAATTTTCGATCGGTCTCATCATACTGAAACACTTTGTCAAAAACCGAGAACCCGAAATCCAGCATTGTTAAAGCCAGCCTGATAAAATCTGAAAAGCTGGTTTTGAGTTCCAGGAAAAGATTTTTCCGTATAAACTCACGATGTTCCGGTTTCCCTTTTTCTTCATCGATATCCCAGGTAGCCTGACGGATCGGGAGTTTTAAAACTTTCAGCAGGCCCCCCACCTGGGAGTCGGCCTGGCGCATGATGTTTAACTTAGTTACCCGATTTTCTATATCTTTCAGCTCGGACAAATATTCAGTCGTCACCATCAACGAAAGTTTCCGTTTACTCGTCCGAACCTTAAACCCTTCTGGTTTATCAGCCAAATCTCACCCCACTGCTCATTGACCTGCCCCCGAAAATTATATCTTTCTGGTTCTTGACAGTTCTGAAGAAACTATCGTTTTCACAAAACATCGAATATATGCCGTACCGCTTCGCGTCCATAGCATCGTCCCTGAACTTTGCAGGATCATCGAGCACGTTTCCTTCCCGGTCCTCTCTCCACTTGTATCCCTGTTGCTCCTTGATCGTATTCACACACCGTGGATGAATGTGTTCTCTCAACCGCTTTAGAAAATCAATCTGATTCTTTACCAGCACCACTTTTTCTGCCGGCTGAACACTAAACTTATCCTGATTGAATTCCTCAATCCGGTCCAGCTCGTGATCACTCCATAACGGCACATCCCAATATTGTAACTGCCGTTCATGAAACTTTTCTTTAACGAGCTCCTTAAACTCCGGATTCGTCAGGTGACTCTGGTGAACCTCGTCTATGATATAAACTTCCCGGTCCTTCATCCCCATGAGCAGAAACACAGCCGGATGGTTGAACCCGTAATCCATGCCGCCGAAGAGAATATCGAAATAATTCCTGACATCGTAACCCTCAATGCCAGCCTCGAAATCTTCAACGACATAGTTGTTGTAAATAATGGCCTTCGGTGTTCCCCAATCCCCGAGTCCGTAAATCTGATAATAGACATAATCCTCGTCTTTCAGGTTCTCGATAGTCGCTTTATCTTCCTCATCGATAAACCTGTTATGCTTATACGTTGTCTTGAGATCCGTTACATTACTTTTTTTGTTATCGAAAAAGTATCTCTTCAACCAGCTCAGGGCACTTACCGGGTTAAAACTCAGCGTGATCTGTTTCCGGACCCTGCGCTTACCCCTCATCCTTAAATCGAGCTGGTGAAAGTCCTCCTCCGTGATCTCGTTGGCCTCCTCTACCCATATGTCCGTAATGCCCTGGATAGATTTCAACTTTTCAACATCATCAAGACCGGTAAAGATGAACTCATTGCCGTTGAGACACTGGATATCAAAGTCAGATTTTCCTTTCGGTATGTGAAAGATCGAATTAAGTTTCCAGGTATTAATCGTGTTTCTTATTTCAGCAAAAACACTTTCTCTAAGTGTGTTTTTGACCTTCCTTACAACCAGCGTTTTATGCCCAAGCTCAGTAAGGTGTTGGTAAACCTTTTTCTGTGTGACGAATACACTCTTACCACTCGAGGCCCCGCCATAATATATCTCGTACCTTGTATCATTCTTTTTGAGGTACGGTAAATAAACGTCGTTAAAAAGAGCTTTGTCTAACCGGACATTAATCTTCGCCATCGTCCTCTATCGTTACGTTTATATCAATGTCACCGCTAAAATTAAAATCCCGTTTGTCTTTCCAGTCCTCGGGTTTTCTGTTGATTAAAAACAACCGTATCGCCGTAACATCCGGCGCTAAATATTTCGTGACCTTTTTTGTAACGTGTAGTTTATTACCCCGGCCGACTTCATTCCCCTCTTCGTCAAAAACAGTAACAGGCTCCCGGGTGACCTCTGTGTATTTATAACCCATCGCCCGCTTATATAACTTCTGCTCGACCCGGTTATTTGCAATCCGCTTTCCATTCTTGACTGCCTCTTTAAACTCGGGATATTTAAATTGATATTCATAATAGCTAGAAGTCCCGATTCCGATCTTTCTTGCAAGTTCGAGATCCGTGTATCCACGGCCCGCACATTGCTCTAAAATGGGCAGCATTTCTTCTGGATTATATTTCAGCTTTGCCATCCTACCCCTTAATTTATGCCTCCGGAAAAAGCCACAAAAAAAAGGCGACAAATCGACCGTACGCCCCTTTCGGGTTTGTACGATCGATCTCTCGCCTCCGGCTGTCCGGTCGGTTTGAAACCGATCTTTACTTAGATCTGTTAAAAAATCTATACACTTAGATTATGTATAACTATTATCTTTTTTGTCAAGTATTATTTGCTCTTTTATTTCAAGTATTTTTTTGCGCCGCTTTATCTTCCCCTCGTGAATGACAAAGATTACCCCCACTTCACCGTGATCCATGCGCTCAATCTCTTTGTCAATCCATTCAATTAGGTCACGATCCATTTACTTTCCAACAGATAGATCATCAATAAAATTTTGTATCTTCGCACAACATACGCCACAAACATATTCATACTCAAATAACATGGTTATAGATCTAGCTATATTTTCATATTTTTCTTCAATTGTTGGATTTGGAGCGGCTATTAACCGGTGTGAGGATCCCTTTTTATCCTCAACCTTATTTTTACAAATATCGCATTCAATCTTTATTCCCATTTTATCCTCCATTTTCTTTTAATACCACGTTTTTTCCGTCGGGCGTCAAGATCTTTGATTTTTTGACCTTCTCCGCTTTCACCGTGATTTTACCCTTGTCGCCCTTGACCTTAATCATATACGTCGGTATCTCTTTTTCCAGGGCCGGCACCTTGGCAAATAACGGGCTGAAAGCATGAAACCGGAAAACCGGTTGCCCTTTGATCATACCAGCCTGAATGACCAGAAAATGTTTCATCAGCTGCTGGCACATCGACCAGGGCATGTCGTCGAACAGTTTCGCGGAAACATCAAATAAACCGTGCCGATTTTCTTTAACGACGTGATTTTTTTCACCAAAGACCATCTTCACCTTTTTTTGTTCACCGTCGGGCTTTGGGTTCCTGGTGAGCTGTTTAATCCTAGGGTTTTGTTTGTGCATTTTCTTTTTCATTTTTATTCCCCCGCCACCGGAAAATAGTAAGTAGCCTCATAGAGCCGGGCCATTGAATCATAGTTGTTAGGCCACACCAGGATCGCCAGGATAACGGTCGCGACGAAAAACATCACCATAGCGATCTGTTTTCGTTCCTTTCGGCCTTTTTCCCAAATACAGGAAATCGTAAGAAAAAACCCGCCAAGATATAACCACCAAGGCGTTTGTAACGCATATTTAAGCATGAACATTTTTAGAAATTCCACGTTTCGGCCTCCTTATTTTTTTTAAGCAATCCACACAGACCTTGATCTTTTTTCCCTCGTGCTCGATCTCGAAATACCGGTCCCCTTCCCTGGGACACAGATCGCATTTGAACCAGCCGTTGATTATTTTGATCACGCAACCCCCAGGCGGGCCTTTTCGATATAACAGAGCCCGATCAATATAGCAGCGCGGAGGTCCGGATCCTGGACCTCTTCTCCGCACGTTTGCCGGATGATTTGGTTCTGGAGATACTCTTCCATGGTCGGCCTCATTTTACAAAGCCCGTGATGAGCTTTCCAGTCCACAGGCCGGATCAGTTTACAATCGATCATGTGTATTTCTGCGAGATACATTATTTTTCCGACCGCGTAACACAACTCTTTTAAGGTCTTGACGTTCTGCCCCAGGTACATGTCCTCGGTGACGATAAGATCGAGCTCCTGTTCACAGCAATAAATCAAATCGTCCACACCGCCCATGTCCGGAACGAGCTCGTAATACGCGAGCTTATCGTCCAGGAAAAAGGCGCACGCGATATCTTTCGCCGCTGCCGGGTCGATCGATAGTATGTTCATTCTTTGGCCCTCACCTGTTT